AATGAAAAGAAAATGGATCGAGTATTAAGACTTATGTCTGAGTATAATCCTATTACTTTAACTGGTGAGCAAAAAGAAAATTATTTGTATGAAATTAAAAATAAAGAACCTAAAAAATTCTTTAAACTTTGTACAGATAAAAATCTTGATTTTAAATCTGAGATAGAAGAAATGGTTGAAGCAGGTGTTCTTAGAAAAATTGGTAATCAAATAGTTTATATCGATGAAGTAATCGGTGAGACAACTGAAGATACTATTGTTTATCTTAAGAATAAAAAGAATTCTGGAACTTTAACTGTATTAAGAGCTAAACTTAAAGAAACAGTAGTTTAATGGACATTAGTGATATGCATATAGCTATTAACCTGGGGGTGCAAAAAATTGCATCCTTTCAGGTTGATACATTACTTACACAAGACGAAGAAAGGAGAACAAGATGCAAGTAGGAGACTTAGTGAAAGTCACAAACCGATTTACGAGA